CCAAACTAATTTATAGGAGAAAAATGTCTAATACATTTCTAGCCTCTCTGCGTGAGAAGCGTGAAACAAAGACTGCTCTTATTTCATCAACAGTAGAGCGTGCAGCCGAAGAACTGCGTGATCTATCAGAGGTTGAACTTGCCAATGTAGAGGCACTAAACCTTGAAGTAAAAAAGTTAGATGAAAGAATTGAGCAGATGTCCGATATTGAATTGCGTAACCAAAAGGCCGCTGATCTAGCAGCTAAGGTTGATGCAAATGTAGAGCCAAAGAAAGAGTCAAGAGCCGGTGGGTTTAGCGTTGTAAGCGAAGAACTTACTTACACTCAACGCTCTGGTAATGACTTTATGACAGATGCACTAAAATCACATTTCAAAACAGATGGTGATGCGCTAGAGCGTATTCAACGCCATCAAAGAGAAATGGCAATTGAGAAGCGTGCAGTTAGCACATCTTCATTTGCAGGCTTAGTAGTGCCTCAATACCTTGTTGATCTATATGCGCCACTAGCTAGAGCTGGTCGCCCATTCGCAGATGCAGCTCGCAAACACACATTACCTGCACAAGGCATGTCAGTAGTATTGTCAAAAATCTCTACTGGAAATACAACAGCTTATCAAACATCTCAAAACACAGCTGCGGTAACACAAGACATGGCAGATACAACCTTGACAGTTGATGTAAATACAATTGCTGGTCAAGCCTCAGTATCAAAGCAAGCATTACTGCGTGGATACAACATTGAATCAATTGTTCTAGGTGATTTAATTAGAGCCTACAACACCAAGCTTGATGATGCGATCCTTAACGGCACCGGTTCAAATGGTCAGCCTCTTGGATTAAAGACAATGACAAGCGGTATCTTAGTAACTTACACAGCTACTACAGGTACAGTTGCAGGTCTATATCCAAAACTTGCAGATGCGATCCAACAGATCCAAAGTAATGTGTATGTAAATCCAAACGCAATACTTATGCACCCACGCCGCCTTGGCTTCTTACTATCCGGCCTTGATGGATCAAACCGCCCATTGGTGGTACCAAACGCTTACAACCCAATCAATGCAATGGGTACTGGCAATGGCACACCTGCGTATGGCGCAAGTGGATATTCAATACTTGGCTTGCCAATTATTGTTGATGCCAATATTGCAACAAACATTGGTACATCTACAAATCAAGACACAATCTTTGTTGTAGATCTAAATGAGTGTCATTTGTTTGAAGAGACAAACTCTCCTACTTATGTCACCTTTGAAGAGCCAAACGGCAAGGTCGCAATTAACATTGTGCTATTTGGAATGTCAGCATTCACAGCTGAACGCTATCCAAAAGCAATTGCACAAATTAACGGCACCGGCTTGGCAACACCAAGCTTCTAAAGTAAAGCTTCTAAGCCCCCTACCCTTCCAGGGGGCTTAGATCCTAACTATGGTTGGTATTTAAGAATGGAGTTTGCTTAATGTCCCAGAGCACTTTAGGTTTTGGATACCAACCATGGCTATAACAAATGGATACGCAACACTTAATGAGATTAAGGCTTACCTGTCTATCTCAGATACAACAGATGACACTTTGTTAGAAAAATTAGTTGAGTCATCATCACGCTCAATTGACAAGATTGCTAATCGCAGATTTTATGCAGATACGGCAGCTACAATACGCCTTTATAGAGCGTACTCAGATATTTTTGTTTATACAGATGACATTAGCAGTACAAGCGGCCTTATTGTAAAAGTAGATGAGGGCGGCAACGGCACTTACACAAAAACATTGACCTTGAACACAGATTTTATTATGGATCCACTAACAGCCTCAGCTCTTGGCAGACCCTTTACACAATTAACAATGGTGTCTAATACAGAGTCATGGCCTATATTTCCGGGCTTAACACAAAACGGCTTACGCCCCGGCGTACAAGTCACAGCTAAGTTTGGCTGGCCGTCTGTACCAAGTGATGTCAATGTAGCTTGTTTAATTCTTACAGCTGATCTATACAAGCGAAAAGATGCTCCGGGCGGTGTCTTAGGTCTTGGTGACCTTGGTGTAATACGCATGTCCCCAGTAGGCAGAGATGTATCACAAATGGTCAGGGCTTATCAAAAGATTGCTATTGCCTAATGGTGCCAAGTACAGTCAGGACAAATCTTAAAACAGCTCTTACAGCTATCACAGGCTTGCGTGTAATGGATTATGTTCCTGACTCTACAAATGTGCCTACCAATAATGCTTTTGCAGTTATTGGTCAATTGTCTATAAATTATGATTACACACTTAACAGAGGTTTTGACTCTGCAACTTGCAATATAATTGTTATGGTCGGGCGCATGAGTGAAAAAGATGGGCAATCAAGATTGGATGGGCTACTCAGCTCATCCGGTTCAACCTCAATTAAAGCCGCTATTGAGGCTGATAAAACACTAAGCGGTGCAGTGCAAACTTTAAGAGTTGTGTCTGCATCACCGGGCACAATAACATCCGCTAGTATTGATTACCTAAGTTATCAATATTCAGTGGAATTGATAGGTTAGCGAAAGGAAAAATATGGCCATATTTATGGGTAACAAAGTAGCAGTCATTGTAGGTACATCAACCATATCTTCATTTGTCAGCACTGTAAGCTTAAACCGAGAAGTAGAGGCTGTGACTATCACAGCCATGAACGATACTGTTCAGAATATGATCGGGGGGGTTGAGGTAAGCTCAATTTCCATGGAAATCTTCAATGATTTTGCGGCAGCCTCAGTGAACAGTCTTTTTGAAGATGCGATTGGTTCAAAACTGGCAATCAAATTGATTCCAGTTACCGGTACAGTCACAGCTACAAATCCAAGTTACAGCATGTCATGTTTGATCACACAATGGACACCCATTTCAGGATCAACAGATGCCGCTGCAACCGCAAGCGTAACTTTTCCAGTTACAGCTTTAACAAAAGCTACTAGCTAAAAAGAAAAGGTGGGACATGCACAAGATTGAAATAACAAAGAAAGACGGCAAGAAGATTACTTATGATCTTACGCCATCTGTGAAAGTAGCCTTTGAGGCTGAGTTTAAAACAGGATGGCGTAAGAGATTAGGTGAACTACAAATGGAAAGTGATTTGTGGTGGCTTGCTTGGCGTATAGAAAAAGATTTAGGCAAGACCGAATTAACTTTTGGTGATGATTACATCAATCAATTTGTAGATGTTGATTTGTTGTATGAAGCAAAAAATGGCTAGACCGGCATGGTCAAATATGGGAGATTGCCTCTGTGTCGGTAAGAACTGGTATTAGCCCTAAAGATTTACTAGAGGTTGATCCGGCTATTTATATGGCAATCAAAGCAATATTGGTAGAGCAAGATGCAAAAACAAAAGGGACAGTCAGGCGGAGATAGTGGTAAAGCTTAAGTCCGATAGATCTCTTAAGGCTGTTTATGTACAAGGTTTTGATGAACTCATGCAAAAAATAGAGGACATAAATCCTGACACAAAAAAACTTTTTAAAAAAGAATTACGCAAACAAATAAAGCCTGTAGAAAAACTAGCCAAAAGTTTTATACCGGCAGAAGTATTTCCCGGCTGGAGAGATACTAAGCCTTACTATCCACCTACATGGGGGTGGGCTTTTGACCAAGACCATAGAGGTCGCACTTACGGCAAAACTAATGAGTCAAGATGGCAATGGTCACAAGCGGATGCTGTCGCTGGCATACAGATAACAAGTGCAAAGGTTAAAGTGCAAAGAGGCAGGGGTACTGATTTTGAGGTAACAGCTTTGGCTTTAGTAAATAAATCAGTACCGGGAATCATTTTTGAATTAACAGGCGGCGGTACTGCTAGGAGTAGAGGTAAAACAAGGCGAGTTAGCCGTAACCCTAATGCTAGTGAAGGATTTATTCGCAAAGTTTCACAAGCTCATGGCGCAATTGCCGGAGATGGCAAAGGCAAAAGAGTCATTTACAAAGCTACAGCTCAAAAAGGTGAGCAGGCTTTAGCCGGCATACAAACTGTTATCAACAAATATCTAGCGCAAACATTTAGAGGTAACTAATGGCTCTAAGTCAAAATGTTGTAATTAACTTTCTTACTAAGTTTGATAAAAAGGGTTTGCAAAGAGCCACTAAAGAGTTAAAAGGCTTTGACAAGGTTATAGCCTCAAGCAAGTTTGCAACAAAAGCCGCTTTAGTTACCGCTGGCATTGCATCCGCTTATGCTCTGGACAGACTTGCAAAATCATCTGTAAGAGCTGCACTTGAGCAGGAAAGATTAGACAAATCTATAGAGCAATCTCTTACCTCAATCAATGAGCTTGGATCTTTAGGCAGCGTAAAGACTTTTATTACAGATCTACAAACAGCTACAAACATTACTGAGGATGAATTAACACCTGCCTTAAATAATTTGATTATATCAACAGGTAATTTAGGCAAAGCACAGAATTTACTAGGTGTCGCCATTGACACAAGTAAAGGCGCAGGAATTGATTTACTCACAGTTACAGATGCTTTAGGCAAAGCCAATAGAGGACAATTTAGAGCTTTAGGCCAATTAGGTTTAGGTTTCAATGCAGTCACAGCCGAAGAAATGGGATTGGCTGACATAACAGATTACTTGACTCTTAAGTTTGGTGGGGCTGCACAAAGAGCCACAGGCACCTTTGGGTCAAAATTAGATGACCTTAAAATTAGTGCAGGTGAGGCACAAGAAAACTTAGGCCAAGGCTTCATTACAGCGGCAGAAATTATTATTGGTAGCAGTGATGCTACAGATGTTTTTGGTGCAAAGCTTGAACAGCTTGGCTTAAATGGCGGATACATAATAATTGCTATAGCTGATAAAGTTGATAAAATACAAGAAAGATTTAGCAGTTTAAGTAAAAAAATTAGCAGTGACCCAATTTTGAAATTCTTTTTTGGATCAGCTGCATCAATACCAATATTAGGAGGTTGGATAGACGGCTTTGGGGCTTTAGCAGCGGATGGCAAAAGAATTGCAGAAAGCTCAAAAGAAACTGTAGAGCAAACAGAGGAACAAAAAGCCGCTGCCGCAAAACTGGCAGCCCTGCAAGCTAAGTTTGACAAGTTTGCCGCTGCCGCATTAGATAAACAGAAAAAACTTACAAAAGAAAAAGCGGCTCAAGCTGCATTAGATAAGAAAAAGGCAGAGCTTGAGTCCATGTTTGACATAGACCGCATTAACCTACAAGCTGCCTTAAGCCGTAAATTAAATGCGGAGGATGAGTTGCGTGTAAAGATATTACAAAAATTATCAGACGGCACTGCAAAAGCTGTTGATGAAGCGCAACGCTACGCAGATGTACTTAAGGTTATTGAGGATGGTGTGATTTCTACTGAAGAA